TTATTCATTTGTTCCTTGATGTAAATGTACCCCGCGGTCAAAGCAGCAGCGACCAACGCGGCGCCCGCGGGGTCTCTAAGAGTTTCGGTGAGTTCCATTTACATATAACTGAGTTTTTTTGTTCGTTGTTCAGGGGCATCATCAAACAAACTTTCTTCTTCCCCTGGGGTGTCGTGGGTTGGGATTGTCTTAACACCAACCTCAGTTTCGAATGGAACCCCGGAAGATTCTTCAGACATTTGGGGTTCATCGGGCATTGTTTCACCCTCTTCTGGTTGAGGAGGAGCACCATCTGGATATTCATCTAAATTTGGACCCTCTGGTGGTTCATCCACCATACCTTCGCCTTCGCCCTCACCACCTTCAGCGTCTTCTGTATATCCCTCGACATCATCGTCGTCCACTGGATCGTGGTGGTCAACATCAAACTCATCCTGATTACTCGCTTGGTGCATGTAAGTAGAAAGAATGTCTTGAACTGGAATCAACTCCTTGATGGTTAATTCAATGCAACGACCAAAGCGTTGTGTAAGTTCGTCATCTCTGCGGTATTCAGATTGAACCTCGCTGAAAACATATGGGTCATTATACAAATCTTTTGCGGCATTGTTATACACAGTTTGAACAAACACTTCGTTAGATGGAAGCTTCAAAGAAAGCTTTTTAGTTCCACTTTGAATACGGACAGCAGAAAGAATTTTAACATTACTGACAAAAACAGCGGCCAACAAATCATTGAACCAAGAACAGCGATTAACAATCTTATCGCTGTGTGATTTGGACATGGCATTAGACCAATTTGGAACTTCCTTCAAATATTTTTGAAACATTTGCAAAACTTTACGGTTTTTGGAAGCTGTTGTGGCTTCCTGAAACATAGCATGAAATACCTCTATCATAACTGGCGCTATGAGACGCACGAGTTGTTCCTGATATTCATTTTTGGCATCAACAAGCACGCTCAAGTTATTATCCATTTTATGATAAAAGTGTGTTTTTTTTAGAGTCGCATTACGCACTTTTTTTGTATTTGGCTGCCGCCTTTTTCAAATTCATGAAATTAGGAAGGTCAATATCTTCTTCTGGTTCTTCCTCACGAACTTCTCTCTTTTTGGGTTTTTTCATATTAATGTTCCAAGAAACATAAATAGTATACAAGTCAATTATACTTACTTCAAAACCACCATTCTTAAACTGTCTCGCAAGATATTGAGCAGCTATTTCCCTGTCGAATGGAGGAAAACCAAAAACCACAGAAGGAACAGTAAGCATTGTATGCTTGTATCCCATCTCTGTGCTGAGCTTTACCTTTCTAGTAAATTGTTCGTAAATTCGATTGTATATCTCTTTACGAATTCTTTTACGCTCATAATCAACTTTTATCACGTCGCTTACCCGCAACATGACATATTACCTAATATCTGCTATCGTTATTTTATGCACTGGTTGGACGCGGATCTGGCAAAATTTCTTCGAAATCACCACGAGTCAACAAGGTTGATTTTTTGATGGTTTCATACTTTGTGAAATTTTGTGTGACGCCGTCAGAGGTATAAGCAGAAACATCAGAAGGAGCATCAATTCCCAATGGTTGAGTTCGGACACCCAAAATCTTAGCGGTGTCATATTCAACATCAACAGTCACCGCAAAACCATATGTGTACCCCTTGTTTCTCACACACATGAACATAGCCCGCACAATCTGTTCATAAGTGGCAGAACCCTTGTATTGTTTAATGTCACTTGTCTCAATAATGTAAGCACAGTCATCAATTTTTTCGGTTATGTACTTGTTCGCATTCAAAATAATTGCTTGAAGATGGTGTGGTCCAACTTTCACTGGAACTTCCTGGTAATCAGAAATATTTATGAGAGTGTCGTTGATTACCAAATAATTGGCCTCCTTCTTGTGCCCAGAAAATCCAAACATTTCTTTGTAGCCCTCCTTCTGGGTCATCAAGACAAATACCAGGACGAGCAAAAGCAAAAGAATATATTTATTCATTTAGTATTATGCGTTATTTTTTTTTGCAATTAAAAAATTAGGTAATACAAGAGATGGCCAGTGTTTTGATATATAGCCCCAAATGCAATCACAGCAATGACCTCATCGCATATTTGAATAAACATCCTGAATTCAAAAATGTAGTCAAATATCACAATGTAAATACACATGGATTACCTCCTGCTCTGAAAGATCGGGTTAGGTCTGTTCCAACTCTACTCACAAAAACAGGAAAGGTCCTCGTGGGTAAAGAAATACAAAACTGGTTTCAATCCCTTTTGCCCAACAAGGAAATAACAAATCTCAGTTTCGAAGGGGGGTTCAGCAGCACTTTTTCATCTATAGATGACGGAGAAGATGCATGCGATATTGGTTTCGATATTAATAATTATGGACAATCTCTCCAACCAGCTATGACTCCAGATTTAGAGAGAAAGATTACATCCGATGTGACAGATTCTTATTCTAAGCACGGAAATCAACCTAGTTAAAGAATTAGATAAATCTTTATGTAAATGAAGCTTGTTACTATTCAGGCTTCTGCCGTCAAATCGTGCTTCGAAGTTCTTTCTGGTATATTAAACGATGTAAATATATATTTCAAACCTGAAGGTGTTTTCATAACAACCCTCGATACAGCGAGAACATCACTCATTGATTTACGACTTTCAGCAGAAAACTTTGAAGAATATGAATGTGAAGAACCAATTGTTGCAGGAGTAAACATTTCAAACACATTCAAACTTCTCAAGTCTATAACAAATAATGATATACTCAAACTTTCAATCAATTCCAAAGAATTTATGAATATTGAAATCATGAGTGAAAGCAAAAAAACAAATACAAAGTTTGAACTCAAATTGTTGGACATAAATGAAAACATTTATGAAGTTCCTGAAATTCCAATGAGTATAACAACATCCATCTCATCCGTTGATTTCCAAAGAATTTGTCGAGACATGACTAACATTGGAACAGATATTTTGATTAAAAGAAAAGGGAATATAATATCACTCGGATGTAAAGGGGATTTTGCAAACCAAGAAACTTCTATCGAATGCATTGAACATGTTGAAAAGGAACTTTCGGGAGAATATTCACTCAAGTATTTAAATATTTTCACAAAAGCGACGAGTATGTGTGCGATGCTACAGCTTATGCAGGAAGAAGGTAATCGTTTTTTGGTTATTAAATATAGTATCGCTAATCTAGGAGAATTAAGATTCTACTTGGCGACAAAGCTGAGTGAATCACAATGAGTTTTGAAACCCTTGACTTGACCCAAGGCGGTTGTAATAACCAAATATGGGTATTCTTTAGTCAGTGTCATCTCATCATAAGTAAAAATATCCCGGATAGGAATTTCTTCACCGTAAAAGTTATTCCTAGGACCGGCGTAGCGTTTTGTTTTTTCCGTGACATCTCGAACAACTTCACAATCATCATTCATTAAACACGCACGGGTGATAGGTAAAAAAATACCTGTTGAATCATCTCGAGGTGGCCATGAATGTTCCACGCCTTCCGTGACATATTTGTAGACGCGATTGTTATAATAGTATTTTGTGCACACTATTGTTTTTGTGACATTTTTAGGAATTGGATGTTTTGACATATCAACATTTGTTATGTCAGCGTAGTGGTTGACATTATAATGGCTCCAATACTTTGATTCCTTGTACCAAAATTCACCGGAGACAATATAATCTTCTTCATCGGGGTCTATAGAATATTCAAGGGAACGATATATAATTTTGTAATTTCTGTTCTTGAAAAACAAACTATACTTTTCATATCCCCACAAAATAATAGAGGTTAAAAGATTAAGAAACATTATATTTAATGGAAGGTAATTTTTTAAGCAGATACAAAAACATTTTAGATGACTTTGAACATAAAATCAAACATGAACCCCATAATAAATCTCTTGTAGAAACGGAAATGGCCGACTACATTATTAGATGCATGCCTTACATGTCGAGACACACGGAAGAACAAGACACAAATGTATCAACAGACAATGTGTTTAATTGTAAAGAAACAAAGGGTCTCGAAAGAAAAGATATTTATCTAGACTATCTCGCGGAAGTTGAAAATTTAAATATACAAAGACCACAAACAAAAAAACAAGAATATTGTTCCAACTGCAATACATCAAATCTTTTATCGTTCCATGAAACAACCGATGTTGTATGTGGTGATTGTGGTCGAGTTGTAGACACTATAATTAGCGAAGAACTCACATATAGGGAAGAACAAGAATCAACAGAAAAAATTATTAATTATTCATACAAAAGAGAAAATCATTTCAATGAATGGTTGTCTCAATTCCAAGCACAAGAAATGACAAATATTCCACAAGAAGTCATTGACAATCTAAGAATTGAACTCAAGAAAATTAAAATTAAAAAACTTGAAGACATAACACATGCTAAAATTAGAAGTCTGCTCAAAAAATTAAAATTAAATAAATATTATGAACATGTTCCATATATAACAAATATTCTCAATGGTATAAATGCACCAAAAATGCCACAAGAATTAGAAGAGAGGTTGAGAATAATGTTCAAAGATATTCAAGCTCCGTTTGAAAAAAATTGTCCACCCGAAAGAAAGAATTTTCTTTCATACTCATATGTTTTATATAAGTTTTGTGAACTCCTAGGGGAAGATGAATACCTAGAATATTTTCCATTGTTGAAGAGTAAAGAAAAACTATACAATCAAGATGTATTATTTAGAAAAATATGTGAAGAGTTAAGGTGGGAATTTATTCCAACAATTTAAAGAATAAGATGTAGTTTAGTGTAATGAATAAATACCTATATGTTCTGCGAGCATCGTTTTTTCACTTTAAGAGAGGAATAGAAGTTCTTTGGGAAGGACTTTTAAACCCCGAGAAATTTCAAAAGGAGGATATGAAACAAAATGAATTGTTAGTAAAACTTTTTCCAACTATAGTAGCAATGTCGGTTATTAATATGGATAGGTGTGAACCCAAACATTGCATATCCACTTTTCACCACTCTTAACTGGGTCCCCAGAGTGTAGTGAAGAGTCAGAACCCCAACCATAATTGTTCAAGTTGTGGAATTTGAGCACATCACCGGCATTCAATTTATATGTCTTATTTAAATTTGGAAAAGATGTAGTTCCTCCCTCATAGTCATCATTCAATGCTATGAGGAAGGTAAACATTCTCTGATTAGCAAGCTGGTTATATTCACGACACCCCGCGCGAAGCATGCACGCATCGTGATGTGGTCTATAATATCCACCTGGTCTATACCTAACAACTTGTAAATGTTCACAGTTTCGTAATGGTCTATCACATTTACCCAAGCATCGCTTCATAACTCGTTTAACAACTGGGTCATTATTTGGATCTAACCACGCAGTATCACTCACTCTTATTTTACTTGTGTCTATATCACCATTTACACGAGAGGGCTTAAAATTTTTTTTAGCCCGCTCCATGATGTGTTGGCGTTCTTCTTCTGTTATAAAATCCTTGTAGACGCGAGGTTTTTTGTATGTTGGAATCAACAAATACAAAAATATTATAATTGCAATAACATAAATTATTATCATCTATTATATAATTACATTATTTTCTAAAGGACCAATCATATGTAAAATAAGGAACAACACAATTGTATCTTTTACTAACCATCTTTAATTCCCTTGATGTATATGAAACTAATTTATCTAATGTATTGTATATTTCCTCTTTCTTATTTTTATCTAACACAAATTGTCTTAATAAATCACCACTTGTATCTATGAACATTCTTAATACATTGTGAATGTCTCTTTTCTTTTCCCTAGATTTTTCTCGTCTTTGAATTTTCTTTTTATAATCAATCTCTGACAGCTCATTCATCATGTAAGATATTCTCAAATCTTTGTTGTCTTCTTCAGTTATGTCATAATAATATCTCAACTCTATTCTCTCTATATGTATAATTGCTCTATGAATGTTGACAAGTTTTCTATCAGTTTCATTGAGTGTCATTCTTTCAACTATATATTTATGCGTGACACCTAAAGCACCACATATTTCATAAATGTCTGGAATACCCCCACATGGAATATCTGCATGGTCTCTACCTTGTAATCCATTTTGTAGTTTGAATTCATAATAATGGGGATTGTGAATTTTACCGGTGTCTATTCGTAAAGTAGCCCAGTCAAAGGCTGTGTGACACGATGGACACCACATCTGTCTACACCCTTCTATAAATGTAATCATAGTTCCACATGAAGGACATCCTTTCGTATCTTTTTTCAATAATTCCATTGTCTTAACTGCATCGGGGTTGCATTGATGTCCCTCCTCTTTTAATTCATTACAGGAATTACAAATGTAATTTTCACAAACACCGCATTTCCATTTAGTGCTAAGAAATCCTCGGCAATCATCGATGGGACACTTTCTAACAAATTTTCTTCGACTCTCCAAATCATCTAAAGAAACATTTGTGTTCCTAACAATATGTGCATTTTCAAGTAAAGT